CTCCCCCGCCATTCAACAGGGCCACAGGGTAAACAACAAGGGGGACGCCAACACACAGACGGGGGACGCCAACATTCGACGGGGAGTCACTAACACTGCCGCCCTTCCCTCACCATGCCACCCACCATCCGCTATGCCACCCACCATCCACGACGGCCCCACCCTCCACCACGACGAGGGGAGAGCGGACAAAGGATACCCCACCACACGAACACCGCAGACACACACTCACCACATACCCGACAGGCAACAGTGCACGACATGACAGCAGTACTCGCCAGCACTGCAATGGGATGAGTAGGGCACGAACCATACCACTGCAGGACAGGACAGCAGCAGCACACCCACCGCCATTCCACACACCGAGAAGGACGGACATCACCCACTCATCCACTCATCTACTCTCACTCATTCGTGTTCACACAACTAACGATCAACGATGATCAACGAACAACAAACGATTGTTCAATGATTGATCAACGAACAATGAACAACGAACATGATGATGATCAATGATGATCAATGATGAACAATGATGAACATGATGAACATGATGATGATCATGTGATGATGATGTGATGCATGACATGCATACCAATACCATGCACCATGCATGGTGCAACGCATGCCACAAAGGCAACACACAACGCACAAACGCACAAACGCACAAAAATGTTAAAAAACAAAAGAAATGTTACAAAAACATGCAAAAATATGCAAAACATCATCAACAATGGCGTTCAAAAAAACCATGGCAACATTTCGAGACGAACAAAAAGGGGGCCCCACAACAGTAAGGGATCCCTTAAAGTGGGACCCACATCACAAAACGAGACAGGGAACACAGTGAAACGAGACGCACGCCACACAATTTATGTGATGGGGGCCACTCCCCCTCCCCCATCCGGCCGCGAACACCCCGAAGGTCTGCCCATCCCTCCCTGCTTGTGGAAAACCCTGTGGATAACTCCAGTAACCCAGATCACAATGTGAGCGTCGTCATGTGGAAAACCCTCAAACCTGTGGAAAACCCTGTGGAAAACTTTTCCCCTTGTGGAAAACCCTGTGGAAAACTCCAATGGAATATGACGAGTATCACAGCATATAATAGACAGTATGACAACCCACGCAAACACCACAATCACCGTATACGAACCCAACAGCCCCGCACCCATCACCGACGCCACAAACACCGGCAACCCAACACTCATACGCCAAGCACTCGCACACAAAATCGCCACCGTCATAGACGACCCAAGAACCGGCGACACAGCACTCACAAAACTCACCGCACAACTCATACAAATCACAGACCAACTCGCCACCACACAAAACGAAAACACACAAACACACACCACCGACATTCCAAACGAAACACAAACCTGGGACGGCATCTAATGAGCGAAAAACACCTAAGCGAAATCGCCGCCCACCTAATCCTCCCAGAAAACATCACACACACAGCCTGGCCGCCAGTCCAACATCGACTCGCAGAAATGCAATACCCCCTAGACGTATGGCAGCAAGACTGGCTCAAAGCAATCCTCGCAAAAAGAAAAGACGGCCACTACGCCGCCAGCATCGATGGAATACAAGCATCCATCCCCAGACAGGTCGGCAAAACATACACAATCGGCGGCCTAACATTCGCGCTCGCCACCCTCTACCCCAACTACTTCGTCCTCTGGACCGCACACCGGACACGCACCGCCGACGAAACATTCAACGACATGAAAGGCATGGCACAAATACCCGACATCGCCCCGTACGTGAATAAAATACGACAAGCAAACGGGCAACAAGCCATTATGTTCAATAACGGATCACGCATTCTCTTCGGCGCCCGCGAAGGCGGATTCGGGCGCGGATTCCACGGCGTAGACATGATTCTTTTCGACGAGGCCCAGATCCTGGGGGCCGCCGCACTAGACGACATGATCCCCGCCACAAACACGGCGCCCGACCCGCTCATCATCAAAATCGGGACGCCACCAAAGCCAAAAGACCCGTCCGAAGCATTCAGCGAATTCCGAAACCTCGCCTTGCAAGGCGAAATAAAAGACGGCCTCTACCTCGAACTCGCCGCCGACTACAACGCCAACAGCGACGACAGGAAACAATGGGAAAAAGCCAACCCATCATACCCGCGTCGCACCCCCGAATCCGCCATTCTAAGAATGCGCAGGCAGCTCGGAGAAGAATCATTCCGACGCGAAGGCCTCGGAATATGGGACCGCGCCAACGACAGGCTCGCAATAGACCCTGTCGCCTGGAACACTGCTACCATACGGCCAGAAAACACGCCCAGTGGTATGCGCTGGTGCGCCGCCATCAGGTTCGCACCTGACGGATCAACCTGCGCCCTAGCCCGCGCAGGACACAAAGCCAACACGCCCACGCACGTCGAACTATGCACGCACCAAGGCGTCCGCCGCATGAACGAAGGCACGCAATGGATCATCGACTACATTGCGGACACAAGAGACAGATGGGCACAAATCATCGTAGACGGAAAATACGGTGCCGGTGACACAATCGAAAGACTACGCGCCATCGGAGTACGCCCACAAGTCATCATCACCCCCACAATCACACAAATCATAGACGCCTACAGCATGCTAGACGCCTCACTACGAGAAAACACAATCACCCACCTAGACGACATGCAACTACGCACCGAGGCTGCCTCAGCGACGCCACGCCCAATCGGCACCTCGGGAGGATGGGCACTACAGGCTCCGCCCGGCGCAACCGTAGCCGGACTAGAAGCATGCACTCTCGCAATGTGGGCCGCACGCACAACAAAAAGACGGCCACGCTACAAGCCCTATGATAAAATCGAAAACGCCAATAGTAATAATGATCGTGGCGGCGGAGTACTGTTCCTATGACTGAAATTTATCCTGACGACGGACGACTCGTTAATGCTACGCCCGCCCCGACCCGCATTTCCGGGCTCCCCGACGACGACCATGCAACATTCCTGCAGCTGTGGCAGAAATGGCAGCAGCACTCAAACAAAAACAAATTGCTCTCCGTCTACTATGACGGCCACCGCGCTTTCCAGGACCTTGGTATCAGTATTCCGCCGCAAATGACGCGCACCAAAGCCGCGCTAGGGTGGCCGCAGAAAGTCGTCACCATGCTCGCCAGGAGGCACGTATTCGAGGGCTACTCCCTGAACGGCGCGCCCGACGCTTTCGAAGCAAACGAAATACTCTCCGCCAACAATTATGATCTTGATCTCGCGCAGGCGATCACGTCCGCCTACAAGCACTCGTTTTCACTGCTCACCGTAACGCAAGGGGACGAGACCATCGGTGAGCCGCCTGTCGTCGTGCAGGCCCGTGACGCAGAATGGTCCGCCGCACTATGGGACACCAGGCGTCGCATAATCGAAGCCGCACTCACAATCGACAAGACAGACAAGTACGGGCAGCCGGCGGGCGCCATCATGCACACCCCCGTCGCTATTTGGCGAATCGACGCCCTCGAAAACGGCGGCGGCTGGAAGGCCGAAAAACTCGGGGACACCCCCAACCGTATTTTCGTTGAAGCACTCTGCTACGACCCGCAGCTGAACCGCCCCCTGGGACATTCGCGAATCACCCGTGAAGTAAGATATCTCACGGACGCGGCGGTGAGGACAATGGTTCGCGCGGAAACATCCGCCGAATTCTTCTCCTCACCGCAACGCTACGTGCTCGGCGCAGAAAGAGCGGATTTTGCCGGCCAAGACAGGTGGTCCGCAATCATGGCCCGCATCCAAGTTTTGGAGCCTAACGAAAACGGGGACATTCCGTCAGTTGGGCAATTCTCACAAATGACCATGAGTCCTCACTTGGAAATGTACCGTCAGCTGGCGCAGAATTTGTGTGCAGCCACAAATCTTCCTCAGTCCGCTATCGGAATATTCGCAGATAATCCCTCCTCGGCTGAGGCGATGCAGGCGTCCGAAGCGGCGCTCGCGGACGAGGCCGAGTATCAGTGGCGTATTTTTACCGCACCATTGCGGCGAACGCTGCAGAACATTATTATGGTTAGAGACAAGCTCGATGAGCCGCCTGCGGAGTCGTGGAAAACGTCCGTGAAGTGGACGCCCGCCCGCTATTCCTCGCCCTCGTCTGCCGCCGATTTCGCGGTCAAAATGGTTAGTGCTTTCCCGTCATTGCAGGAGTCGCAGACTCTTATGCGGCGTGCCGGACTCACCGAGGACGATCTCGCGGATATCAACGCTGAAAATCGTAAAAAGAACGCCGTGTCGTTGCTTGATCGTGCTCTCGCTGCCACGAATAACGAGAATGTTGTGGACGAGAATGATGAGAACACTGAAAATGGTGACGAGAATAACAGTGATGAAAATGGTGGCGCCGGTAATGCCGCTAACAGTGTGGTCAACAACAATGACGGCAGCAACCTGAACGCTAATAACTCGGTCAATACAAGGAACAGGGTTAAGCGCAACATTAAGTTGCCTGGCGGCACCAAAACACCAATAAACTGATAATTATCATGCTATCAACCGCAGAAATCGGGGCGTACGGGCGAGCAATAGACTCACTCACCACACTCGCCCAAAATGACTTACACGCGCTCTGGTCCCACGCCGTACGGCAAAGACCACAGGACGCCCGCGATCTTCTGCTCGAAATCATGCCCGCCCTCGTGGACCAATACGGTAGCGCGGCCGCAGCGATCGCCGACGAATGGTACCGTGACATGCGCCTAGACCAAGACATTCCAGGCGACGCCCCCACAGTACAAACGTCACTCACCCCACAGGGTGAAATAGACGACAGTGTCAGATTCAGTGCAGGAGCACTATACGCTGGGAACCCAGACATCGCCTTGTCCTATCTGACCGGGGCGCTCATCCGATACGTCAGCGACGGCGCCCGCTCACAAATCGCAGACATGACCTGGTCCGACCCAGAAGCAATGGGCTGGGAAAGACGAACACGTAACCCACAAGCCTGCAATTTCTGCGTCATGCTCACAATGAACGAATGCTACTACCGCTCACAGGGGACAGCATCATTCGGAGCGCACGACAATTGCAAATGTGTCGCAGTCCCCGCATGGGACCCGACATCCCGAGAAGTGCCCGCAAAAGCATACGCGCTCGCAGCCAGACACAAAACCGAAAAAGGCCGCACACGTCATCGCGAACTCGTCAACTCATGGATAGACACACACCAAGAGGAACTCACACAATGGCGAACACGGCCAGTTGAATGATTGTGCTACAATGCATAAACAAGGGGCTATAAAGACGGCTGCAAAGCCTGAAAATAGTTGCCTGAAACATCACAATAACCGCACGGTCAAAATATAGGAAACGCCCAATGAGCGACAATGCTGCCAGCGACACTCCGGCCGACAACAACGCCACTAACGACGGCAACGCCCCCACGAACGGGGACAACGCCGCTAGTAAGCCTGAAATCGACTGGAAAAGTGAATCTCGGAAGTGGGAGAATCGCGCCAAAGAGAACCGGCGCGCCGCCAACGAACGAGACGAGCTTGCCAAGGCAATCGGCGACAAAGATGCCACAATCGAAGCCCTAAAGGCAAAGGTCGCGGATTTCGAAACCGCCGCCAAAGTCAGGGAATGGTCCGCCAACGCAGCCGCAGAACACGGCATTAGCGCCGATCTGATCCGTGGAAACACGGAGGATGAAATCAACGCGCATGCTGCCGCAATCGCCAAGGCACTGCACGACGCTAAGCCGTCCGTCGTCCCCGTGGTACCGCAGGCCGGGACCACGCCCGACAATAACGGCGGGAATCTTTCGGGGGTTTTTCGGGACGGTTTTTCCCGGGGCTAAAAACCCA